CTGCAAAGAACGCTTCCATCGACTGATGTTTTCGGGAAGGCGCAAATAGTCAGACTGCTCACCGGAAACTCGATTTTTTACATCTTCTGCTACAAGTCGAGCAAAATTGTCATCAGTTAACATATCAACCTTTATACGCTGGACAAAAACTTCTATAGTTACACCAATTACAAAGTTTAGAGAGGCGGGCTTCAAATGAACCGGAAGCGCAACTTTCTTGGATTTCGGACCAAACGTTTGTAACCACTTCCCTCATTTTAAGAACATCTTCTTCTGAGGGGTGGATGATCCATCGAATTCCTTCTTTAAGGTAAAGAAGTTCCGCCGCACTAACGGGTTCATTAAATGTGCTTTGAACCAAATCGGCATAAACGGTGAGCTGAAAACGCTTTTCCGCTTCATATCGCTGGATGGGCTTCTTGCCGGTTTTGTAGTCGCTGATGACTACATGTCCGTCCTCGTCATGGTTGTAGCGATCAAGAATGCCAAGGAGTTTTGCATCCCCAACTTTCATTTCAAGTTTTTGCTCAACACCGGCAAGTTCAACTTTTGTGGGATCTTCCATGGCCCAAAGTGTTTCAATGCACCACCATGACTGCCACCTAAATTTATGGAGTTCGGAATCGGTAAGGCTTAATACCTCAACTTCCTTTTCCCACTTTTCGCCCCAAAGTTTTGCAGACAAGCGTCTTGCTGTTGATTGCGTTCGCTCTTCGGCTGGTTCCATGTAGAGGAACTCAAGAACCTCATGCACAAACGACCCAAGAATCTGGGCTTGTGTTGAGGGTTCCGGAATCCTGTCAAGCCTGCTGTATCTAAATCGGAGCGGACATTGCTGCCAAGTGCCGATTGACGAGGGAGACAAGTGTGCCGGGGATTCGCACACCTCACCCTGAACCATTAAGGGTTCAGCCATTGAGGACTTCACCCGTTTCAGCATCTACTGACTCCATGCCAGGAGTGCTGATCTTGACGGCCTCAACAATCGCAGCATTCAGCGACTCAAGAGAAGAAGTGGTTGAGGGAGCGCCCTGATCCGGATAAGCGGAACTCCACCAAGTCTTGAGTTTGGTCTTTGCTTCCGCTGGCATGGAATCAATGTGACCCTTGAGCGTTGCGTAAAGTTTTGCTTCCGGTGAAGGTTCTGCTGGAGTTTCATAAGCGCCCTCGGCGTAAGCGAGTGCCTCATCGGTTCGTGCAAGTTCAAGGGCAATGCCAAGCGACTGTGCTGCCTTCTTCAAGGCGTCGGAGTAGGCACCCTTGAACTCGTCACCAAGGTCAACAACATCACCGCTCTTGCGGAACTTGACTTGCTGACCGCCAATTCCTTCACGAATGATTGACTGCGTTCCGATGCGAATACTCAGACGAACCTGAGAAATCACCCAATCCGGATGATCAGGTTCGCGCCATGTACGAACAATTTCAGTTGACCAATTCTGAACGCCAAGAACTCGATTGAGTCGGGCGATTACTTCTGCAATGGGGACATAAGTCAATCGCTTTGCGGTGTTTTCTCTCAACAGCTCAGCGGGGAACGGTTCGGCAAGTTCCGCCATGATCTTGTCGTAATCGGTTGCTGCAACTTGCGTAATTTCTTCGGTACTCACGACCGGATTCTCCTTTTTTGTTTTACTACTTGCGGATGATGATGTTCGCTTTCGCGTCGCCGGTTTCGCAGTAGTTGTTGGCGTTGATTCCAATTTTCTCAAGCTCCTTGACTTTCCAATAAGAAATTCCTGTGTACTTCACCAACTCGGCAAGCATTTCCTGAGGTGTTCTAATTACCTCTCCAGTATCCATGTCCACTGACATGTCAATAATTCGAGTGGAAACAACACTGGTAAGCGCCTTATGGTCCCATGTCTTGCGAGGAGTGCTGTACTTCTTTTCAAAGGTGACCCCTTCAAAGTTGTACAAATCTTCATTACCCATTAAGTCGGCCAAACGCATTTTTGTCATTTCAAACATTTCTGAAATTTCACTTTTGGCTTCCGACAAAACAATTAGAAGTTCAGCCAAGTCATCGGGGTCATCGGATTTAGTAAAAGTATTTACGTGATCGTAAATAACTCCAAGTAAATACTGGATGTCAAACTCTTCGGTCATTATCAACCTTTAGTTGTTTGTAGGTTAAATACTGCTTACAGAATGATGCTAGCCATTTTTCGCTGTGGAAGTCCAAGGCCAGCGAGAAATGTAAAGGCACCCACCGCAGAGTCAACTTGATCGTCGTGGGCAAGTGATTCGGGAAAAGTTGAAAACTCGTCAAGCCAATCTGACAACCATGACGCCCGAACGACTCGAACATTACCATTCGCTACGGCAGATGCAAATGGGCGAGCGCGACTTTGTTTATCGCCAGTAGCCCTAATACCCTGAACATCAAAGCCCGACAACACGTATCTCGCATACTGGTCAATCAGAGCCTTGCCTGACGAGCCTGGCTCTTGCTCCATACGGATTGACACGAGCGGTCCGTCCTCGTCGGCGGTCTGCCTGATTAGGGCTTCAACCTTTTCTGACCTGACCCTTGCCCTGCGAACATCAAGGACATAGGCAATTCCTTCTGTAAACATAACCAAAGTGCCAACGGTCCAGTCAGGGTCTGGATTAGAGCCAGACGGTTCGGTTGCTGCCAAGTCCCAAAACCTAACCACTCGCGAACTCTTGTTAACCATTTGAGGGACTTCCATGGGATCAATGATCACGAAGTCTTCTCGGTTGAACATTGACCCCAACGAGGTGACGAACCAATCGCCTTCCTCAAGGCGACGACGCTCAACGGGGTCCAGTTCCTGAAGCGCTTTCCGGTAAGACGCTGCGTCAACGCCGGGGTTGTCTGTCAATTTTGAAGGAACGAAGATTCGGTTCTTTTCTCGTCCCTCTATGATAAAACGCTGACGGACCCAGTTTGGTGCAGGGTTTGAGGCGCATCGCATTCTCAGCGGAACTCGACTCAGCGGTCCAGATGAAGGGCGGCGGAGTCGGGAGAACAAATACCGGTAATCGGATTCACGAATTTCAGTGACCTCATCCATGCCGATGAACTGAGCTTCTACACCCTTGTAGCGTAGGTAGTCCTCTTTGTTATTGAGGTAGCCGAATGAAATGCGCGCCCCAGAGGGAAAGACCGCTGTATAAGTATTAGCGTTCCAGCGGACATCTTCATGTGGAGCAACCCATTCACGAAAGCGGTCCATAAGGGCGCCGGGGAGCGTTAGGTCGGTAAGGCTTTTTCTGAAAAGGAGGGCTGAGTAGCTCGGGATGTCCACATACTGCAGGGCAGCCATGAGTAAAGCACTTGACTTGCCACCACCGGCAGCGCCACCAAAAAGTGCCTCAATGGCATTAGTCCTAAGAAACACCTGCTGCTGAATCGAAGGTTGCTCTGGACAGAACAACGGTTCCTTTGGTTTTAGATACTTGAGGATTTCTCCCCAGTCTTGATCTGTCACTTTGCTCACCTTGATGCGCTAGGATTAGTATCAAGATTAGCCTAATGAACCATAGGAAAATGATTTGACTCCCATCAAACGCTTCTTTGTATCCACGTTCGCAAGACTGAGCAAGATGCAGTGGAGGCAAATTGCTGCTTATTTGCTTATGTTTGGTTTTATTATTACACCAAGCATTGGAGTCGCCATGATCTTTCCACCGGCTGGATTAATCTGCTTTGGCGTAACTTGTGGAATCGTTGGCTACATACTTGGGGCTGAATAATGGCTTGGAACACACCGAGCAATAAGCAAATTAACTTGACAAGCGGCAAGAGTATTGCTTATGGCGCTCCAGTCACAACCAATGCCGCACTGCAGCCAGGGCGTGGCTACCACGATGGGTGGGATATTGATCGCGCCTACACCGACGGACTCAAAAAAGTCACTTGGCTTTTTCGTTGCATTGACGCCTTAGCGGGAAACCAAGCTCGCCTCCCCGTTCGACTTCGCAAAAACAACTCCCCTGTCGGCCCGCTAGTTGAAACTCACAGCATTCTGAAGTTATTCAACTCGGTGTCCAATCCAGGTGAAAACAGTTTTATCTTCCGCTACCGACTCTCAGCGCAGCTCCTTATGTCAACCCGTGGGGCTTTTGTTGAAATTGTCAGGGGTCGC